AACAAATAACAGGCGAAGATTTAATACCTAAAAAACTTAAATGGAAAGATGAAGCAAGTGCTATGAAAGCTATAGCATCTTATGGCGGTGATTTAGAAATGAGTATAGAAAAAGCCTGTAATGAAAAAAATGTAGGTGAAATAGATAAAGCCTTTATGACTTGTGGTGATTTAGTTTTGTATGCACAAGCAGATTCTTATCTTGTCGGTATGTGCAATGGCTTTGGCATACTTACACCTACAGACGATGGAATTAATGTTGTAGCTAATGAACTTGCACATAGAGTTTGGAGATTTGACTAATGGGTAAGGCGGTAAAAGCAGCTTTAGTAGCAACTCTTATTGTTGTAACAGGTGGTGCTGCAGCTATATATATGAGTGGTCAAGGAATGATGCTAGGGTTAGCAGGTTCTTTTGCAGCTGCATTTTCACAATATGCTGTTTACACTTTTGCAGGAACATTAGCAGCAAGCGCTATTGGAAAAATGACATCAAAAGGTGTCAATGCTTCATCAGCTAATTTTGGTGCTAAGTTTGCAACTAGATCAGCTATTGCAGCAAGACAAATTGTTTATGGCCTATGTCGCGTAGGCGGAACACAAGTTCACATAGAAACAACTGGTACAGATAATTATTTATTGCACATGGTAATTGCAATAGCAGGACATGAAATAGAAAGCCTTGAATCTGTAAGACTAAATGACATTAACACTACAACTAGCACATCAACAATTAGTGGCTCAACAGTATATACAGTTACAAATGCAGATTTTAGAAACACAGAAAATGAAAATAAATTTGATAGTAATGGTGCATTAGTTAGATATACATTCTCAGATGGTAGCCAAACTGCAGTTGATGGATATATGAATGCTCAATTAGCAAGTATGGGTACTTCAGATAAATTCTTAGGCATAGCTTATGTTTATATACAAATGGTTTTTGATGCAGAACAATTTGGCGGTGGTATGCCTGCTGTATCTTTTAAAGTAAAAGGGAAAAATGTTTTTGACCCTAGAACTGGTGCAGTCGCTAGTAGCGACTTACAAAGATCAAACCCTGCTTTAATTATTAGAGATTTTTTAACTGACACGCAGTATGGATTAAAAGCAAAAACATCAGAAATAAATGATACAACTAATGCAGGCGGTATTGCTTCCGCAGCCAACACTTGCGATCAAAATGTAACACTTGCTGATGGCTCTACAACTGAAAGAAGGTACACAGCAAATGGTTTTACTAACTTTAGTGCAAATGGTAATGGCATTGTAGAAAGTGTACTTAGTGCAATGGCAGGAAAAATGTCTTATGTAAATGGGCAGTTCACTTTGTTTGCAGGAGCATCACAAACACCTAGCCTTACTATCACTGATAATGAATTATTAGCACCTTTAACAGTTTCAACAAACTCTAGTGCAGGTGACTTATACAATTCAGTCAAACCTGTGTATGTAGATGCCAGTTTAAACTTTATATCTACAGATGCAGAAGTCTATGCAGACTCCTCAATGTTAAGTGCTGACACTCCTAGCGGTGAAAGCACAGCTAACTATGTAAAAAGAATGGAAGTACAGTTACCATTTACAGTTACAGATACAATGGCTCAAAGACTTGGACGGATAGCACTGAAAAGTCAAAGACAAACAACATCAATTTCAGCACTAGTAAGTTTGCAGTTTATGAGATTGCAACCTAATGATTGGGTTTATTTAACAAATGAAAGACTAAGCTACAGTCAAAAAGTATTTGAAGTCTTGTCTACAAATATGGAAGTTATACAAGACGGAGATGTTCCAGTTATAGCAACACGACTTGAACTTAAAGAAGTAGATGCATCGGTATTTAACTTCGCAACCAATGACTACACCACAGGTCAATCAGAAGGCTCTAATGTTTCAACAGGTACTTATTCTGTATCAGCACCATCAAACCTCTCCTTGTCTCAACAGAACGCTATTGACGGCACAACCAGTAAAGTAGACATAAGAGTAGGATGGACAAACAACGCTAGTGATAAAGTTGTTCTTACTGAGATTACATACAAGCTCAGTGGTGATAGTAGCTTTACATCAGATTTCACAGTAGGCAAAAGAGTATCTACTGGATTAATTCCTAATGTTGTTGTTGGCAGTATTTACAATGTAAAGATTAGGCACATTGATGTGAATGGTGTTACCAGTCCTTATACGAGTGTAGTTAATATAACGATTGGTGTTGCTGGTTCTTCACCTGCTGTACCCTCTAACCTAACTGTATCAACTGGCAGATTAAATATGTTGGTATCTTGGACTAATCCAAACACAAGTGATTTTAGAGTAGTTAAAGTATACAGAAAAACATCTAACTCCACCCCTAATGCAAATGACTCTGATGGGTTAGTAGACACAATCGGTGGTCAGCCAAACAAGATTTCAACAACTTTATTTGGAGACCAAGATGGTCTTACCGCAGGTACTACTTATTATTTTTGGGTAAGGGCAGTAAACCATTCAGATCAACACTCAGCCTTTAGTAGCTCGGTAGCAGGTAATTTTACAAAAGCTGTTCCTGATGGAACGATAGATACATTACAACTTGCAGCACAAGCTGTAACTAATGCCAAGATTGCAGTCAATGCTATACAGGGAGATGTAATTGCTGCAGGTGCAATAGTAGAAGCTAAATTGGGAGTTGATGCTGTAACGAGTGCCAAGATAGCAGACAACGCAGTCAACACAGATCAAATAGCAGCTGATGCTATAGTTGCAAATAAAATCGCATCAAATGCTGTTACTGCAAATAAAATAACCGCAGATGCAATTACAGCAGATAAAATTGCAACTAACGCAGTTACAGCAGCAAAAATATCAGCAGGTGCAATAGTTGCAGGAAAACTTGCTGCAGATTCTATCATTGCAAGTAACATTCAAACTAATGCAGTTACATCAGATAAAATTGCAGCCGATTCTGTAACAGCAAATAAAATAACAGTATCAACACTAGCAGCCATTACTGGAAACTTAGGAACACTTACAGCAGGAACTATTGATGCTAGTGAAGTTACAGTAAGCAACATCACTGCAACCAATATAACTGCTGGTGAACTTAACGCACAAAGACTTATACTCAATGGCTCAACACTTTCAGTAGACGGAACTGGTTTAAAAATATCTACAGCAGGAGTAGATACTATACAATTATCAGATAACTCAGTAACAACTTACACAGCTAGTACTGGTGTTAAATATTTTGATTACAACGGTAATTATCCAGATGGTTCTACTAATGAAGGGCGATTAGGATATGCTGCAGCAACAGGAACACAATCAGGAACATCAGGTGCGTACTCTCCAAATGAAGCTGTAATGATTGAAAGTGGCATCGTTAGATTGCCTAATGTTTCAAATCCAATAATAACAGTTTTAGCTTTTTGCCCTAACACAGTACAGGCAAGTGACAACAGTGATGCAGTTTATTTAAGGTTGCAGTACAGACGATCAACTTCTACTTCAAATAATGTAAGCAGTCAAAGCTATTCTGATATTGAGTTAAGGTCATTAACGGATAATACTGCGGAACAAAATACTGGAATACAGGGGATTGTTCCAACCAATCAAGCATTTGCAAAATATTATTATCAATTTAGAATTACTTTAAGAGCAGTAGGAGTAGATGCACCTAGCGGCACAACAAGAAGCTATGGTCCTGCTACTATTACCGCTATTACAACTGTCAAATAATTATGATTAATGTTATCTATTACGAAGTTGCAACAGGTAAAGTTATTTCACAAACTCATACCTTAGAAGGAACTGAAGAAGATATTAGACCTTTATGGGATAAATCTAATGACCCTAAACAACTTGGATATTTAAATGACAGGGCAATAGATATAATTGATGGCTCAGTATATAACTCTGAAACGGATACTATAACCACTAGCGCAGTAGCAGACCCAACACAAACAACCACATATAGACTTAAAATAATTAGAAACAATAGATTAGAAAGTAGCGACTGGACACAAGCAACAGACAGTCCTTTAACAGATAGCAAGAAAGCAGAATGGGTTACATACAGACAAGCATTAAGAGATTTACCAAGCAGCTATACAGATAGTGATAACTATTCTGATGTAGTATTTCCAACACCACCATCATAGGAGATAGTTATGAATCAAGACGGAAGATTTCAAGGAGACATGGATAGAAACGAAGTAGAAATGGACTTAAATAAGTTCATGGCTATGGTCCAGGAAATAGGTGCGCTTAAAGATAAGATAAGAGACTTAGAAGATGAGTCAACTAAAAACCCACATCAAAGGTGGATATTTTTAGCCAGTGCTATTGATTCATGGCGCATCTTTCCAAGAATCTTTGTAGTCGTTTACATCTATCTGATGTATGAATCCGTTATGTGGTTTATGGCTTTACCTGAACCCAACATAGAGCAGTCTGCATTAGTATCAGTTGTAGTTGGTGCAATGGGTGTGGTCTTTGGTGTTTACTCAGGTAAGTCAGGACAGAGCAAAGGATTTAAGGGCGAAGATAAGTAATTAAAAAACACCACCGTCAGTTTCAACAAGTTTGAGTAAACGAAAATATTGTTTTCTTACCATATTATCAATAAGCACTTTTTCGTTAAAAGATAATTTTTTATAGTCCTCACCAGTTTGATAGTCAAACTCTTGTGTACAAATATTTGTAAAGCCTACCTCTAATTGTTCCTGCCAAAACTTTTTTGCAGCTATGTTAGGGGTTACTTCTTGGTCACATATTTTCATTTTATTTACCACCGTTTATAAGTTTGTTTAAATTAATTTTTTTCTTTCCAACTGAAATGTAATAACCGTGAGGACTTTCATTGTGTCCAAAAGCTGTGCCGTCCTCAATAACTACCCATCTATTTATGTGTTTTTGCGTAAAAGGAAAATCTTTAACATAACCTGATGTACTATATTCTTTAACAATTTTAGAATTTAGATTTTTTATAATTCTATTGTTGTGTGGCAATCCGTCTTGATCAGTAGCAATTAGAAAGTCTTGAAGTGTTTTCATTTTATTATATAAATTTTAGCAATTTATCTAAAGCTGAGGTTAGCGGTGTATTAGATAATAACTTTATATTATCCTGGCCTATTTCTTTATAAATTAGATTTAGTAATTCTTTTGTTTCGGCAGCTGTTAATTGAATTTCATTCATTTTATTTCTGCGCTAGTTTTAAAACAAGATTATGAAAAGCATCAGCAGCTTTTACAGGGTGATGTATATTTCTAAGGATTTTTTGGTGTTCTTTACCGTACTCCATATTTTTAAATAGTTTATGGAATTTATTTTTTTGTTCTGTTGTCATTTTATTACCTAGTTTCATTTTATAAATATATTATACCGCTATTATAATATATATGTAAACCTTTTTTGGAATAATATTATATTTATTTATTCATAATGATAAACTCTATTTATGAATGCATTTACGTTAATAGAAGAAGTTGGTTTGCCTATAGCAAGTGGCTTAGTTATGGGATATTTTATTTTTTTAATTATGAAACAGATGATGACAGGCTTAGTAAATAAAATTAATACTGTAGAAGGAATTGCAAAAATGTTAATAACCAGGGCATCAATTATGAATAACGATATGATAAGAATTGATACTAGTGTTTCTAGTGCATTAAATTTACCTCCCGACTTAGACAGAATAGCTAGAGCCGAAAACTTTGTAGAAGATGGAAAAATAGATGCTAGGCGTGATTAATGGATATAGTTTTATTAATAGATAGATTTGGTTTTACTACAGTCATGGTAGTTGGTCTTGGATATTTTGTTTATTATGTATGGATAACAATTACTAAAACTGTTGACCCGGCAGTTGCAGAAATGCAAAAAACAATCATAAGGCTGACTGACCAATTACGGCTCTTAGATCAAGATATGATACGATTACAACAAAAGGTGAATACTGTTTTAAGGCTTAAAGATGTTGATGAGAAAAATATTAAATAATCTTACAGAAATAATAGTTTGGATTTTTACCTTTCTAATTATTTTTGTAATAGGGATAGCATTATTTTTTCCTTATAAAATACAAGCTGATCAAATGACACATAAGTTTAAAAGTCCTAGTTTTAATGGTGTTAATACTTCTAGTCATTATTTCACAGCAGAGAATCAAGAGTTCAACAGGAAAAAAGCTATCAGTGATGAGATAAAGGCTTATCAAGAAGAATTAGCAAGAGAAGCAGACAACACTACACTTGCAAGGTTTATAAGAAATTTAGAAAGTCGTATATACGCACAGTTATCTAGGCAATTAGTAGAAAATTTGTTTGGAGAAACTACAAGTACAGAAGGTACTATTGAGTTAGAGGGTAACACTATTACCTATGAATCTGACGGTGAATTTATAACACTTATAGTTACAGATGCAGATGGAAATACTACAGAAATCACTTTGCCTATCGGTTCTTTTACTTTCTAGCTGTGCATTTGTTCAGGTTGATTCGCAACTGAAAAGACAGCTATTAGATAAAGAAGCAAAACTTGCAAGTATTTTAGACATTCAATCTGATGAATTGAAGAATGTTCTTACGCCTAAACGCAGACCTATTGTGGCTGTCTACCCTAACAGCTTTACTGACCAAACAGGACAACGCAAAAGCAATAGCGAGTTTGCTTTATTTTCTACAGCAATAACGCAAGCACCTAATTCTTTATTATTAAGAGCATTAAAACACGCAGGTAATGGTGAGTTTTTCAGGGTAGTTGAAAGGGTTGGTTTAGATAATCTGACCAAGGAAAGACAACTTATACGATCGGCTAGAAAAGAATTTAATCAGGATAATATACAGCCACTACTATTTGCAGGTCTTATATTAGAAGGCGCAGTCATTGCCTATGATTCTAATGTTAGAACTGGAGGTGGCGGTGCAAGGT